GTGGTTTTCTGATGTACTGGAAGCCCAGCGCCTCAGAGACCGCGACATTATGAGTCCAGCAACCTATAACCACGTGTGGAACGGCGCTTACCTCAAAAACGACGAAGCCTCAGTCTTCCACAACAAGTGGAAAGTTGAAGAATTTACGCCACAGAAAGACTGGGACGGTGCTTACTTCGGGCTGGATTTTGGATTTTCGACGGATCCCACAGCCGCAGTGAAATGTTGGATACACGACGAAAACCTCTATATTGAATATGACTGCAGCAAAGTAGGTCTTGAACTCGATGACACCGCCGATTTCGTGAAAAAACACATACCGGATATAGAAAAATACGTGATTCGTGCCGACTGCGCTCGACCAGAATCAATATCTTTCTTGAAAAGAAAGGGACTTCCAAGGATTATTGGCTGTACGAAGGGAAAAGGTAGCGTTGAAGATGGTATCGCTTTCATGAAAAGTCATCGAAAGATAATAGTTCATCCGCGCTGTACTGGAACGGCTAACGAAATGGCGTTATATAGCTACAAGGTTGACAGACTTACAGGAGACATAATGCCCTCTATTGTAGACACTTATAACCATTTCATCGATGGAATTCGCTATGCCCTCGAGCCCGCGATGAAACGATATAATATTGATTATAGTAAATTATTATAAGGAAATAAAATGAGTAAAACATTTAAATCACGGTTCGTTGATGGTATCACTGATATAATTAATAATCTTGCTAACACGCGAAACGCGATAAATAATAACAAAGTTACTCATAGCGGCGTTCAGTTTGACGAGCTTAGAGCAATATATAAAACTGGGATAGGGTCAAAGATTGTAAGACTAAAGTCGGGGTATGCTCTTAAAGATACACTGCAATTCAAAAGCTTGAGCGATGAGGTCGTATATAAAAACATCTTAGAGAAAAAAATAAAATCGGCTGTACGATTCATGTTGGGATTCGGTAGAGGTGTTATCGTTCTCTATAATAAGGGCGAGGATATGTCAACGCCGGCAAGGGGGAAGTTCGACCCTAAAAATGTTGAGATGAAGGTCTTCTCCGGTGACATGGTAACAGCAATAAATCCTTCTCTCGATCTCATGGACTCTAGATATTTTATGCCGAAATTTTATGCTGTGCGGGGGATCTCATTTCATCATAGTCGAGTAATTGATTTTACATACGTTGAGCCTACCGAATATGACAAAGCAATGTATCAGTACGGGGGAATCAGTGAATTTGAGTTTATATATAGTCAGCTTATAAATGACAGCATTGTCGAAAGAGCCACGCCGACGATATTGGAAAAGAACTCGACGCTTTTTTATAAAGTCGCAGGGCTTAAAGACGCCATGATGTCAAAGACGGACTCTCATATAAAAGAATATTTCAGCAGAGTGGAAACGGCGCGGTCTATATATGGGGCAGGGTTGCTCGATGCGGAAGATGACGCTTTCACAGTAAACCAGACTCTTACGAATCTTGCCGACGCTGATGGTATCACACTAAGACGACTAGCAATGGTAACAGGAATCCCCATGGCTGTTCTCGTCGGCGAGAACGTTAAAGGTCTAAACAGCTCTGGTGATAATGAGATGAGAATCTTCCAGGACACGATAGAGGTTATGCAGGAGGATTATTTAAAAGAGCCGATCAATCAGCTATTTTCAAAGCTAGGACTTGACGTCGTAGAGTTCAAGCTTAACCAGGGTCGGACACCGGAGGAGCGTATCGAGTTTGAGACAAAGGTAATACTAAACGCAAAATCCCTTTGGGAGCTTGGAGAGGATCATACAAAGTATCTTGAGGAAAACGCCGTCGTTGTAAAAGATAAGTTTGACTCATTTTTCCCTGAAGTTAAGGACGAAGAGGAAGAACCTGTCGATACCGTTGTTAAAGCATTAATTGGTGAAGAAGATGCCTAAAAACATAAAAACACCTTCCCCATTAAGATCAGTAGAAAGAGAGTTTTCATCGGAAATGGTGAAAATGGTCGATCAGATTTCAAAGCGTTTCAAGAATCAAGTCTTTGATGAAATGAGTAAAGTAACGGTAGAAAAGTTCTCCGACGCACAGGTTGGAAACTTCGCTGTCGTCTTCTTAAAGCTCGTTAATCGCGTAAAACGAAAGCTCTTTCGTCAGTACAGCGATGATAGGATCGAAAGCCTCGTTGAACAAACTACAGGAAAGATTAACAGGCGCAACCAGAAAGTGCTCTACGATGCCGTCGAGAAAGAAATCGGTATTGATACGCGAGTTCTGATAAAAGAAGAAGGTCTCAAGTCTACGATAAACGCTTTTAGAATAGAAACAGAAGTTTGGGTTCAAAGGCTACGCAATAAAACCCTTGAGGACTTCACGGCGAACAGTTTGCGCGTAATGTCCGAAGGCGGTTCGTTAAGCGATGTCTTGACAGAATTCAACGAAATAGTAGATAAGAGTAAAAATAATGCTAATATGATGGCACGCACTCAGACTAGTACATTCAACAGCTTATTGACGAAAGTACGGGCGCAAAAGTTAGGCATTACGAAAGCAATCTGGTCGACTGCATCAGATGAACGTGTGAGACCATCACACGCTGCAAGAGATGGAAAAGAGTTCGATCTTTCAGAGGGCTTGTATTCAAGCGTCGATGGAAAGACATTGTTGCCGGGAATTGACTTTCAATGCAGATGCGATTATTCGCTAATCATTGATGAAAACGAATAAAAAGGAGTATTTGATATGAGATGGCTTACACAGCTAGGGTGGCAGACACCAATTACAGGTCGCAGAATAAAAGAAGATGGTTCGTATGTAAATATTGCAGACTTACTTGTTGAAAAACTTGGAGATGAAACGCCCGATGACACCGAAGCCGTGATTTTCTCAACGGGTAACGGAATAACACTTCGAGACGTAACATCATCTAGCTTGCCAATTTTATCTATTAGAGTTAAGTCGACAGACAAAACTATAATTCCAATAGGAACAGATATCTTTGCCGCAGGAAATTCTTTATATGAAGTCTATATCAACGCAACGCTAACAGGCGCATCGTGGGTATCTGCTGATAGTTCAAGCGATGTAGAGTATGACGTTTCAGCAACAGCAGTAACAGGAGGAACGAAGATCGCCTCTGGTTTTGTTGTTTCTTCTGGAAGCGAATCAAGTTTGCTAGCGAAAGAAGAAATAATGGGAAGGCTAGGTCTTGAATATAATAACGTGACAAACGTCGGAGATATTCTAACAATAAAGCTAACTCCTTTTGCAGGAACTGTCCCATCGCTTGCAACAGTTCAATGGAGAGAGAGCGATCTGACTTAAAAGAAACTATTTGACGCCTTATATAATATAAGATACCATAAATTTTTAATACTTAAGTTCAGGTTTGTCAATGACAATGCTCTCCAAAAGATTTTCTGACATCGCAATATACAGCCCATCGACTAAAACGGTTAGAAGCGTTCGCGATGGTGTCATTGAATATTTAGGTTCAGAGCTTTCAATCGAGCCTTTTGACAAGGTTTTCACCGTATACCGTTCTCCCGCTACAATTTCAAACGTCGCTATGTCGATGAATGGTATACCTCTTACCGACGAACATATCGATCTCGATACTCCAGCTCCTGACACTGGAAGCCGGGTTGAGGCTTCTTCGATGGTTGATTTCGTCGATGATTGCACAAAGACACGCGTCGCAATTAAAAATAGTTTATATCTTACTGATGAATACGTCGAGAGATTGCAGAATAAAACGCAATTATCACTCGGGTACTTCGGTGATTTAATTGAACATAACGAGTTCGATTTTGAACAAGTAAACCTTGTACCTCACCACCTCGCCGCAGTATATGCAGGTCGTTGCGGGGAGCTGTGCAGTTTTTTAGATAGAAAAATGATAAAAAAAGAGGAAAAAGAAATGGAAATCCACAAAGTTTTCAAAGACGAAGAAGGTCAGGTTAATCTTGAGCAAGTCGTCGATATTGCAATGTCACTACCTGACGCAATAAAAACGCTATCTCTTGAAGAACTTCAAAAGATTATGCCCGCACTACAAGAAATTATAGCTATGGCACAAACTAACTCAACAGAAGAAGTTCCTACAGAAGACGAAGAAACCGTTGTAGAAGAAGAAAAGAAAGATATTCCCGTCGAAGATGAAGAAATGAACGAAGAAAAAAAAGACGAAGAAGAAAAGCCTAAGTTTTCTGATGCTGATTTCAAAGATGCTTTAATCAAGCAATCGAAAGAGTTCGCCGATAAAGCTGTAAAGGTATATTCCGAAGTAGTCGACAAAGCTCGAAATTTTCTTGATGAAGATTACGATTTTAAGGGAAAGACATCTGATGACATCATGAAAGATGCTTTGTCTACAGAATCAACAAGTAAATTCAGCGATGCTGAACTTCCTTTAGCATTTAAGCTGCTAAAAAAAACCGCTGAATATAAAAAGTTCGGCGACCACAAAACCGCTCATCCTCTCGATGAGATAGCAAACAAGGAGCTATAAAAATGGCATTTACTGAAGCTTATTCAAGTGACATTGCTAACGTCGGAGCGGGTGAACGCTACGGTGCTGGTAACGTCGAACTAAACACAACAGTTTTTGAAGACGGGATCGTAGTCGGTCGTTTTGCAAAACTAGAAACAGGAAGTATCGACAAGCTCGATGGTTCTGCTACTCCAACTATTGCCGGTGTCGTTATCCGTAACGTCGCAAGCGATCTTGAAGATGGCGATACAGTAGATTCAGATATCTACAGCCAAATAGATTATGTTCACTCAGGTCTTGTCACAGTCGCAGTTAAGACAGGCGAAACACCTACTCTCCTTGAGCGTGTTTATGTTTCTAACGACGGCGGCGCAAACGATGGTCTTGCTACAGCAACAAACACCGACGTTGCAGTCAACGCAGAATTTATTAAAGAGATGAAAACTGACGTGTGGTTGATTTACATAACTCCTCCTCCAGGAGATATCGCAACACACATCGGCGACGCTACAGGCGCACACGCGGCATCAGCAATAAGCGTTCTTGATACTGGTGGTTTCACTGCTGAAATCGAAGTCGAAGCGGCTCTTGCCGAGCTTTATCCTAAAGCTCCAGTAGCTATCGCTGACCCTAGCGATGCGGGCGTAATACCTGTCACTCGTTCGGCAACAATGGCTTTGACATCAACAGGCGTTGTTGACACAAGAAGTCTTGCTATACCTTCTCTTGCAGGTACATCACTACTACTAAGCTTTGATGTAGATGCGGGCGACCTTGCGGTTACTTGTGCAGGCGGAATAAATGTTGCGGGTAATACTGTTATGACATTCGACACAGCAGGGCAGTATATTAAACTTGAAGCCGCTACAGTAGCAGGCGCTCTTGTATGGCGTGTAATCGCTAACGATGGCGTAGTTTTATCATAATAATCAAAAGGAGATTAAAAAAATGAAAATCGGACAATTATACAACCTCGAATCATTTAAGTCTTTTCTTGATTCTGGGAGCAATAAAGGATTCAAAGACGCCGCCGCAGGTGTCGTTCTTGATAGATATTTAACAGCAGTCGATCCTAAAGTTTTTGAAAAACTCTATCCAGAGCTTGCTTTCATGAACTCAGGTATCATGGTTGACAATTCTGGTGGATATGCTCGTCGTATTCAGTCTTTAAGGATCAGAGATCAAGGAGCTTTTTCAACTGCTGGCGATGCTTCTGCTAATAAGGGCAAGATCAGTCTTTCTGGCGAAGATTCCTACATGAAGGTTGTAGTTCGCGAAGCGTTCTCAACTTGGAATGATGATGAGATCAACGAAGCCGACCTTGGCAACATAAATCTTGTCAGTCGTTATATCGAAGCTACTAACAAGATTTATCAGCGCGAAGTCGACACAGTCGGTTTCATCGGTATTCCTGATCTTTCAGGCGATACAGGGCTTTTAAACTATGCAGGTTTCACCTCTGGAGCGGCTAGTAATATAATAGCAAACCTTACAGCTCAAGAGTCGTATGACGAAATAGCAGAATTGATCGTAGCTCAATGGTCGGCAGTAAATAACACTCCTGGATACATGGCTGACAACGTTATACTTCCGGTGTCTGTTATGAATACCATGAGTTCAACAATGATGAATACTGCGGCAGGAAATAAGAGCGTAATGAATGCACTAAGAGAGAACTTCTCTTCTATTACATTCTCCGCAACGTTCCGCGCAGAAAGCATAAGTGCCGCTACGGTAACGATTGCCTTTAGTTCAAACGAAGAAGTCATGAAAATGAGAATTCCAGTACCTTTAACAGTAGGCGAGATTGTTAAGAACACAAGCTTTGACTATCGCGTTGATAGCAAGTATCGTATCGCGGGTCTTGATATCCTCGAAGATTCAGGTGGACGAATCCTCACAGGACTTTAATAATGAAAGAGAATAGTACACAGCATCAGACTCTTTCACAGCTTCAATCGTTAGCAATAGCGGAAGGGCTTAAGATCGACAAGCGATGGAACAAAAAGACTATTCTCAAAAAACTTGGCTTGGCAGGGATAAAACCCTGTCTTGCCGAGCTTTTTCCTGCCCTGGAGATAGAAGAAGAGATCACAGAGGTCGTAGAAGATATCAACACTCCCACAATTCCAGAGGCTATCGAAGTATTGCCTGTGCGGATTACAATTAAAAACATATCGATAAACAGATATGAAATTTCTGGTTTTTCAATAGACTCTAAACAAACGCTTGAAATTCCAACCGAAAAGATCAAAGACGTTAAATTCATGAAACGTATCAATCATCATATAGAGATTAAAAAATTCAAACTCGTGAAATAGCATGACTGTAATAGAAGATTTCAAAGCACGTTTTCCAGAAATCTCTACATCCGATGTCGATACATATCTTCCTGCTCTAATTGAAATTTACCAATATTATTATGGCGGAGAGTATACAGACGAAGGCGTCGAGATCATCTTAAACCTGCTCGCACACCTTCTTATACAGCAAACGTCATCAGGAACTAGCTCAACAAAAGAAGAGTCATCGAAGGGAGTGGGAAGTGTCTCAATAAGCTATTCAAACGCATCTCCAACATCGAGCAGTAGCGCGGCGTGGTACAGATCAACACGCTACGGTGTCGCATACCTGACTTTGACAGCTAGATTTCAAGGAGCATATTTTGTGTGAAACCAGAAGCCTTTCTCAAAAAAACTAGTGCTTACCTACGAAATCTTGAAGACGCAAAACGTTTATCTGTCGCTGTTGGCTTGCCTCTTGAAAAGGTCGGCGGTGAAGCTTACGAAGACGGAATATCGATAATAGAGGTAGGGGCATCGCATGAATACGGCGCAGGCGTTCCGATGCGATCTTTTCTTCGTATGCCATTCGACGTAGAAAGAAAAAAGATGACAGGAACTATAGAATCACAGTTCAAAAAGGTTCTCATTGATGGAAAGAGCGCGAGATCAGCACTTGGGATCATCGGTGTTCAAGCTCGAAACGTTGTGATCGATGCTTTTAAAACTGGCGGGTTCGGTCAGTGGAAAGATATTACGCAGACGACAAAGGATTTGAAAGGTTCTTCTAAAATATTGATAGACACAGGCATTCTTCGAAATGCGATAACGTGGGTGGTGAGATAATGTTACCAGATATGTCAGACGTTTTACGATCCTGGGAAAGAACGATCATCGTGAAAACAACAACACGGGCAACAACGAATTTCGTCGAAACTGATACGGTTGTGTTTAGGGATCAGCTTATCGTCGTTCAAGTTGCAGAGAAAGAAGCGCTTAACTCAGTAACGATAAACTGGGCATTACAATACCTTCAATTACACACCAGAGAAGCCCTCGAATTGGAAGAGCTTGTACAATTCGATGGAAAGGACTATAAAGTTATTCAGGGTGGAGATTGGAATGGTTATGGGTATATAGAGTGTATCGCCGAAGAAACTGGACGTCCTTTAGTAACTGAAACGGTAGTGCCATAATATGAATGAAGGCTTGAGAAAAACAGCAATGTTCGTTCGTGATCTTCTCGGATATACCGACGAAAGTCTTATTCGAATAGGTCGTCTTAACTTTACCCTCGACGGTTTTGAGAAGGATTATATCGGTATCGATAGCGTCATATCAGCGAAGCGGCTCGGTAGCGGTCAATACTTCGATGCGACAAACGAGATAATGGAGTATCAAGAACAATGGATGCTTCCGGTAATAATTTCGTTTTACGGTGATTTAGCTTCGACGACGGCGAGCAAGTTTTCTCTTTATCTCCAATCACAATCATCAATCGAATTACAAAAGACTCTCGGAATCGCAGTACATAAATCTTCTGGTCTTACCGACATTAAAATTTTAACTGGTCAGAAGTATAACAATCGTATAGAATCAACAATTAACGTACAGTATAGTATCTCAGCAAATATCGACACTTTACGGATAGATACAGCAGAGACAACATTAATCATAGATAATTAAGGAGCTAGTCAATGAGCGCAAATATCAGTAATGTCATCAATGTTTCTCTTTCCGCTGACGGTGAAATAGCAGACAGAGATCAAATGAACGTCGTAGCAATTATGACATCTCAGCAAGACGGAACAATTTCGACAGCTAATCGCTATGAAAGATATATCGACGCCGCAAGCGTAGCCTCAGACTTCGGTTCTGATAGCGCGATGAGTTTATATGCAGCGAGCTTTTTTGCAACACAGCCGAACTCTATTAACGCAGGTGGAGCACTGGTCGCAGGATATTGGAGGGGCGCAGAAGAAACAGTCGCTGCAACATCAGCAATACTAACAGGAGCGCAGATATCAGAAGCAACTCTTGTAAGTCAATTACAAGAAATCTCTGATGGATCTATGAGCATCGACATCGACGGCGCTACCGAAGCACTAACAACAATGGATTTCAGAGAAGTCACAGAGATGTCAGATATCGTAACTGTTATTGATGACAAGTTATCAGGCGGCACAGCGAGTTATAATTCTAGCAACCTAACTTTCCTTATAACATCAGATACTACTGGCGTGGCGAGTTTAATCACTGTAGCGTCTACCGGTGCTACCGGAACTTTTGTGGGAACATTACTTGGACTAGCGTCAGGAACAGGAGCTGTAGCAACGCAAGGAGCTGATGTCGTTGTTTTATCAGTAGAGACAAAGACAGCGGGAATGACAGCGTTGAAAGCCGCTATCAATATCAAAGGTGCGATGTTCATCGACAAACCTTCTGATGCTGACGTCGCTCTCTTAGCAACATGGTCGCAGGCAAATGATGTTCTTATGTATGACGTCTTTAGCGATACAGATAATCTTGTCGTCGATACAACAAATATCGTCTGGTCTATAAAGCTTGCAGGACAAACAAACTATCGCATGCTTTATAGTAAGTCGGCAAACAGAAAGATGGCAGCATCTTACATGTCACGAGTTCACAGCGTTAATTTTGGCGCAGAAAACTCCGCTATCACGATGCATTTGAAACAGCTATCAGTTCCCGCAGAAGATTACACTCAAACACAGATCACTAACGCAAAAACCGTTGGTCTTGATCTTTACACTACTATAAAGAATACTTCTGTTGTACTAACAAGCGGAGCGAATGATTTTGTAGATAATCGATACAATATCATAGCTTTCATCGATGCTTTGCAAACTGATTTATACAATTTACTTGCATCATCAGGAACAAAAATACCTCAGACGCTTCAAGGCGTTAATCGTTTAGTCGATCAAGCTGAAAAGACAACTAGAGAGTTTGTAAGAGCGAGCGTTTTTGCTCCTGGAACTTGGACTAGCACAGATTTCTTTGGTAATGTTACAACGTTCAATCAGAACATCGAAGATAATGGATTTTATTTCCTTGCAGGTTCTTTAGCAGATCAGTCTGTTGCAGATCGTGCGGCTAGGAAGTCACCGGTTATTTCTGGCGCTGTAAAAAATAGCGGCGCGATTCATTCAGCCGATTTGGTAATATACTTTAATCTTTAAAAAAGAGGCTTAACAATGGCTACAATTTCAGTTTCAGCAAGCGCAACTACACTCGTTCTTAACGGGACGGCAATAACAGATACAGTATCAGGTGATATCATAACACTCACGCCAGTAAATCCCGCAACGGCTCAGATCAACGCTTCAAACGGCGGAGTTAATATTAATGAACGCACAGACAAGGGCGTTTTTGATCTTGTTAT